GAGGATCAGGTATAGTTTTAATAAGAGTTCCAGGACCTAATGTTCCTAGTGGATTTGCAGTTGCTCCTGGTACAAATACTATAACAACTCAACCTTGTGGAGCTAAAGTTGCTGCATTTACAGTTTCTGGAACACTAACAATAAGTTAATTTTATTATGTACAAAAATTATAAATTAATTAATATAGTAACATTTAAGGAGTAAAAATATGGCACATTTTGCAGAATTAAAAGCGATGACAGATCCAACTGGATTTACATCAAATTCACATCAAATTGTACAAAGAGTGGTAGTAGTAGGAAACGATGTTGTTCCTTCAGATATGCATGCTGATGGAGAAACATGGTGTGTAAATTTTTTCAAAGGTGGAATTTGGAAACAAACTTCTTACAATCATAATTTTAGAAAACAATATGCAGGTGTTGGAATGGTTTATGATCCTGTAAAAGATAAATTTTTAAATAAACAACCTTATGCTTCATGGTCATTAGATTCAAATGATGATTGGCAAGCACCAATTACATATCCATCTGTTACTAATGATGGAGCAGATCCGGTTGTTTGGAGTTATGTTATTACATGGAATGAAACAAAATATAATGCTGACAATACTAAAGGTTGGGAAGCTTACAAAACTAACGATACATCGGAAACACCTACCAAATACGATTGGAATGGCACAGCTTGGGTGTCCGAATAGGAGACTTAAATGGCCAAATCTAATGGCGGAATAATCGGAAAAAAGAACGTAACATCTTTTGGAAAAGGTACTACAACAGAAAATACATCATCAGGTTGTCTTACACTTCAACCAGGAACTAGAGTTGCTCAAGCTTTAATTATCTCTGGTGGAGGTGGTGGAGGAGCAGCTGGAGCAGGAGGTGGTGGTGCTGGTGGTTATTTATGTACCGAAGTCAATGTTCAAGGAACTATTCCAATAACAGTTGGTGGCGGTGGTGCAGGAGCACCTAGTGGTTCTGCTACTGGAACAACTGGAACAAATTCAGTATTAAATACAACAAATTCTTGCGGTGGTGGAGGTGGTGGTAAAACAGGACCATCAAGTGAAAACTGTGGAGTTGCTGGAGGTTCAGGTGGCGGAGCATCACGTAATTGTGGAACTGGCGGAGCTGGTGTTGCAGGACAAGGTAATCCTGGTGGAGATACAAATGCACCTCCTGGAAAAGGTGGAGCAGGTGGTGGTGGAGCAGGCGCCGCAGGTAGTACAGGCGGAGATGCTACAGGAGCTGCTGGTGGAGCTGGAAGTAATTCATCACCATTATCATCATGCACTTTTGCAGGTGGTGGTGGAGGTGGTTCAGATTGTATAGGACAACCAGGTGGAGCTGGAGGACCAGGTGGTGGTGGAGCTGGAAGAGGAAGACCTCCGAGTGGAACTCAAGCAGGTGAGGCAGGAACAACAAATACTGGTGGTGGCGGTGGAGCAGGTTGCGGAAATGGCGGTGCTGGAGGAGCAGGTGGTTCAGGTAGAGTTATTGTAAAAGAATTAAACAAAGCAACTGGTGTATGGTCTATGAAAAGTTTATATTCTTTAAGGAGACAAGGAACATGGCCAGATGGAACAGTTGTTAATCCATTTGATGTAGAATATTTAATGGTCGCTGGTGGAGGTGGCGGAGCAGGTCAAATTTCAGGTGGTGGTGGAGCTGGAGGATTATTATATTCATATTGTAATGCTTCTGCTGCTGCATTAAGTTTAGATACAGGTGTATATGATATAACAATCGGAGCAGGTGGTTCTGGAGGAACAGGACCTATTCCATCTTCAAGTAATGGTGGAGATACAACTATTGCAAATCAGCCAGGAGCTTTAAGTACAGTTTGTAAAACAGCAACTGGAGGAGGACGTGGTAACGGTGGAAGTGGAGCACCTGGTGGATCGGGTTCAGGTGGTAAATCTAATAACAAAGGATCAGGTAATGATCCTGCTGTTCCAGCAGCATTAGGAGGACCTCAAGGTAATCCTGGTGGAACAAATGGTGGAGGAGCCGCAGCCGGCGGAGGCGGTGGAGGAAGAGGAGGAGCAGGATCTTGTGCGCCTACTCCAGGATCACCTCCAGGAGGACCTGGAGGAGCAGGTGGAGTTGGTATATCTACTTCAATTTCAGGTTCATCATTATCATACGCAGGCGGTGGTGGTGGAGGCGCTTATAACCCGGGAACAGCAGGTGGAGCTTCTCCTTGTGGAACAGGTGGAGCTGGTGTACCAGGAACAGGACCTACTTCGGCAGGTCCAGCAAATAACGGAACTACAAACAGAGGTGGAGGTGGTGGAAGTAATGGTGAATCATCTCATACAGCTGGTGCTCCTTCAGGTAGTGGTGGATCGGGTGTTGTAGTTTTCAGGTATCCAAATGCAGCAGCGCCAAGAGTATCAATTGCACCTGGAACAAATACAACAGCGCCAGTGCCAGGATGTCAGACTGCAGCTACATTTACTGTTACAGGAACATTTACAGTTTCTTCTTAATATTTACTTTTGTTTTAAATTAGTTTAGATAGATATAGAAAGTGAATATATGAATTTAACAAATTATTATTGGTTTTTTCAATCTGCAATACCTTCTCGTATTTGTGATGACATAGTAAGATATGGTCATCAATTACAAGATCAAATGGCAGTTACAGGTGGTTTTGGTGAGGGAAAAAATTTAAATAAAAAACAAGTTAAAGATTTAAAAAGAAAAAGAAATTCAGATATTGTTTGGATGAATGATAGATGGATTTACAAAGAAATACAACCTTATATTCATCAAGCAAATAGAAACGCTGGTTGGAATTTTGAATGGGATTGGTCTGAATCTTGTCAATTTACAAAATATACCAAAGGTCAATTTTATGATTGGCATTGTGATAGTTGGGATAGACCTTATTTTAGACAAGACAATCCACAAGATCCGACAAATGGTAAAATAAGAAAACTATCTGTAACAGTTACTTTATCAGATTCAAAAGATTATAAAGGTGGTGAATTAGAATTTGATTTTAGAAATTTAGATCCAGATAAAAAATCTAATATTCATAAATGTAAAGAAATATTACCAAAAGGATCGTTGGTAGTATTTCCTTCTTTTGTATGGCATAGAGTATGTCCTGTAAAAAAAGGAGAAAGAAACAGTTTAGTAATATGGAATCTAGGGTGGCCATTCAAGTAATAGATAATTTTTTAGATAAAGAAAATTTTAATAACATTAAAAATGTTATTATGGGAGATAATTTTCCTTGGTATTATAATGATTTTATGACTAGAGATCCTGATAACAAATTTTATTTTACTCATACTTTTTATAGAGAACCTGGTCTTACAAGTAATTGGTTCGATGTTATGTTACCAATAATTCAAAAATTACAAAGTAAAAGTATTATAAGAATAAAAGCTAATAATTATTGTTGGATACATAAAAAAGATAAAAATGAAGAACATGTAGATTATTCTTTTAAACATAAAGGATGTTTATTTTATTTGAATGATAATAATGGATCTACATATTTTAAAGATAAAATAGTTACACCTAAAGCAAATAGAGCTGTTTTTTTTGACCCTAGTATTCCTCATTCAAGTAGTTTATGTAGTGACCAAAAAAGGAGAGTAACTATTAATATTAATTATTTTTAAAGGAGAAATATGAAAAAGAAAAAAAATAAAAAACAAAAAATAAATTCTCTTAAATATCCAAAACAATTAGTAAGAGAAGATTTATTTAAATGTCCTATTTGGTATGCAGAAGAACCAGGTTTTGTTGAATCATTAAATAAAGCATCTGATCCATATATTGAAGCATCAAAGAAAAATTTAAAACCAGAAATAGATAAAAGAAATAAAAAGTTTGGAAACAAAGGTGATATGGGACATGTGTTTCATTCAACATCTTTGATAGGTGATCCTAAATTTGCTGAACTACAAAACTATGTAGGAGCAACTGCACATAATTTATTACAAGAAATGGGTTTTGATTTAACTGGTTATACAGTTTTTATTACAGAATTATGGGTACAAGAATTTGCATCAAAAGGAGCAGGTTATCATACTTTACATACGCATTGGAACGGTCATATATCAGGCTTTTATTTTTTAAAAGCTTCAGAGGTAACTTCAATGCCATTATTTGAAGATCCAAGACCTGGTAATTTAATGAATCTTTTACCTGAAAAAAATAAAACAAATGTAACTTATGCATCTACGCAAATTAATTATAAAGTAAGTCCTGGTAAAATGATATTCTTTCCATCATATATGCCACATCAATATATAACTGATATGGGTTATGAACCATTTAGATTTATACATTGGAACTGTCAGGCAATACCTAATTCAGTATTACAATATAAAGGAGAAAATGATGTCATTTAAAACAAATAAATATAGTGTATTAAAAGGAGCTATATCAAAAGAATTAGCAAACTTTGTTTATAAATATTTTTTAAATAAAAGAAATGTAGCAAGAGCATTATATGATACAAGATATATTTCACCTTTTACAGAATATTGGGGTGTATGGAATGATGAACAAGTACCTAATACTTATTCTCATTATGCAGATATTGCTATGGAAACTTTATTACAAGAAGTTAAACCTGTAATGGAAAAACATACTAAATTAAAATTAAGTGAAACTTATTCTTACGCAAGAATATATAAAAAAGGTGATATTTTAGCAAGGCATAAAGATAGATATTCATGTGAAATATCTACTACATTAAATTTAGGTGGAGACCCATGGCCCATATATCTCGATCCAACAGGTAAAACAGGTCAAGCAGGTGTTAAAGTAGATTTAAAACCAGGAGACATGTTAATTTATTCTGGTTGTGATTTAGAACACTGGAGAGAAGAATTTACAGGTAAAGACTGTGGACAAGTATTTCTACACTATAATAAATCAGGTTCTAAAAATGCTAAAGAAAATGTATTAGATAAAAGACCTTTATTAGGTTTACCAGCTTTTTTTAAAGGAACTAAGTTTACAAATAATAAAAAATAATATATAAAATAAGCTTGGGAAGATAGATTATTCACCACACCACCCTATCTTCCCTTTTATAAAAAATAGTATTATTTTGTAATAAAGGGTATATAATATTTGTTATTATGCCATTAACTCAACTTAATTTTTTACCTGGAATTGATACAGAAAACACTGAAACAGGTGCAGAAGGAAGATGGGCTAATTGTGATAAAGTCAGATTTAGAAAAGGTTTACCTCAAAAAATAGGTGGATGGGAAAAATTTAGTCAAGATTATTATGTAGGAGTTGG